TGCCGAGCTGCTGGAGGCAGGAGCAAACGGTCGTGGAAGCAAGAACGAAGTTACCTGCACCACGGCGAGTCTTGATGGAGATCTCGTTCGCCTCGCGCGTCACGAACGTGAGCATTGCGGCGATACGGCCCATCTGGTCCAAACCATCGAGCTTGGAAACGTCTAGAACCTTGGCTTCCTTCCAAGCAGCGAAGAGCATGGACTCCTTGATCTGCTGGTCGATTTCAGCGCCAATCTGATAGGAGATGAGGTTGGTCATCTCTGTCTCAAGGTCGAGACCCTGCTGAGCCTCAAGATCCTCTGCGTCCTCTGGCGTCCACTCGGAACCGAGCTTGCGCGTCTCAGCTGCGACGATGCGCTTCTCGAACTTGATGGTTGCCTGAGGATACGTGTTGTTCCTCCAATGACCGAACGTTGGGTCAAGTGCGCCCTGTCGAGCAGCATAACCTGTCTCATCCGTGCCAGCCCATCCATTGGCATATCCGCCACCAGTGGCATAGCCTTCACCACGGCCCGTAGGAACGCCATGACCAGCCATTCCGGTAGGACCATTGAGGAACGCCCCAATGTCGTTCAACTCTGGGGAGCTCTTGTAGAAGGCGTTCTGGATGCCCTGAGCCTTTGCAGACTCGGTGGAATCAAGATATGCCTTGCCCTCACCCGTGAAAACGGACTGGTTCGTGCGGCCACGCTCGCCATAGCCGAATTCGTAGTAGCCCTTGTCTCCCACTGGCAAACCAACGCGCTCTGGGTTTGCTGCAACAGCACGAAGTGCCATCACGAGGCCCGTAGGACCCGTCATTGCCTGGACACCCACGAGTTCGTGAGCCATGAGGGTTGGGAAAATACGGCGGAGCATAGGCATGACAACATTTGGAAGAATGTAGTCATTTGCCGTCATTACGCCATTGCCAGCAACTGGCTGGTTGTATGCTGCACCTGCGCGGTTGTCAATCGTGTTGCCAACGGCCGTAGGAGCTGCTTCCGTGAACAGGCCCTTCTTTGTGAACTCCTTGCGGGTGTTCTCAAGAACCTGCGCGAGGACGAGCTTCTGCTCAACGGAGTCGATCGCTGCGCCCTTCTCCAGAATAGGAGCCCAACGCTTGAGGAGCTTCTTCTGGTATTCTGAGTTTGTCTTGAACATTTTATTTTACCTGTTTGTTCTTTGTTGTTTGGTGTGAAGTATGTCAAAGTTGGGACATCCACCTTTGCATATCCTCATTGCTGATTACATCGTTGTCGAGGTCTATATCGACGAACGAATCATCAAACATTGAAGGTGATGCTTCAGCGTTAGACCCACCGCTTTCTTTGACAATAGTTTCACCTGAAATCGTCTTGGTTGCTTCTGTCACCTTTGGCGTTGCAACCTTCGCCACTGGAATGGCCTGGACAGTCCTCATCGCGTCCCTCTTCTCCTGGACCATGGCCAAGGCTTTCTGGAAGTTCTCGTCTATCTCTGCTCTGGACTTCGCGTTCTGGAAATGCTTTCTGAGTAAGGTTGCTTCGTACTTTGGGTACTTCGATATCTTCTCTTCAAGATAATATCTCAATGCCTCTGTCTTGCGTTTCTCCTCTATGCTCTCAGTTATCTTCTTGCTTTCCTCTATCTTCTTCTGCAAACTCTGGTTCTGATTGACCAGCTCCGTATTCTTCTTCGTGCTTTCAACTATCTGCTTGTCCTTCGCTTCTATTGTATTCTTCATCTGCTTCACTTGCTCCTGAAGTGCGTTTACCTTCGACGTACTCTCAGCAAGCGAAGCAACCTTCTCAGAAATCGTCTTTGCTTGGGTCTCCATCAACTTCTTCGTTGAATTGAGCATCTTCGCGCTCTCAGTCGCCACGCGCTCAACCTGCTCGTCTGTCCTGTAGCCCACGCATTCCTTGATGGTCTCCATGCAGGATTCAAGCTTCTTCATCTTGGCATAGTCAAGCACCTGAGGAATGTCCTTCTTCAACTGCTCAATCCTGGCTTCCACCATCTCGTTGACCTTCTTCATCATGGCTTCTGAAACAACATCATTTTCCTTGGCAAACTTCTTTGCTTCCTCTATCAAGGCATCCTTCTTTGCGATGATTGATTCTGTCACTTCGCAACAACGCTTCTCAGTCGTCTCCTCAACCGTCTCAACCATGCTCTCAATGGCATAGACTTGGGCTTTTGTCAATGGTTGTCCATTCTCCTTGAGAATCCCAAGGATGCCGTCATATACCTTTTGAGTTGTTTCAGAAACTTTCATATTAGCCAACTTTCTTTTCTTTACTGCTATCTATATTTACGCTAAATGACCGAAAAACCGAGCCACTTTCAGACAGATTTTTCAGATTTCTGAAGAATGGTAAATAGACAAGCAAAAAATCAAAGCGAGATGTTCAGATGGCAAAGAAGAGCAACTACAACGACCAAAAGAGGTTCAGCAAGGACAATGTGTCCTTGGCGAAAGACTTTCCTGTAAAATACGCCACATTCAACGCATATCAAATGAGGGACTTGATTATCAGGAAACTCATTGAAGACCCAGCAACAAGGGATCAGGTGTATCCAGGGAGCAACATAGCGATATTGGTGGATTTGGTGGCTACGATGTACCAAACATTGACGTACCAATTGAACCATGCGGCGTCAGAATCAATGTTCTCCCAAGCGCAATACTACGAGAACATAGTCAGAATAGCGAAGTTGTTGGGCTACAACGCAAAGGGCATAACGCCATCGACGGCAATGTTCAGAATCACCAATGCAGGGGACTTGGTGAGCGAGTCGGACACAACGGCAGAATATGCAATTCCCCCATTTGCGATGGTTTCCACATCTGATGGCAAATACTACTCATATTGCCCATACAGATGGCAATCCTGCCCAATCCCAAGGAACTTGGACGCAGGACAACCCTACGATGTGGTTCTTCACAATGGAATGTGGAAGAAATACCAAACAGTATTCACGCCAAATGGCTCTGACTACGAGACGTTCGTGATGCCAATGGTGAGAAGCGAGATGGACGAGCAGAAGTATGCCACAACAGCACATGTGTTCGCGGTTGAAGTCGTCAAGAAGATGAAGGAGGACAACCAGAACGAGGTGGATTGGAGTACGACAGAGATAAATGTGTTCCATCCAACCCAATCTGGATTGTTCAAGGGACTTCCAAACGTAAATGACACAGACAAGGTTCATAACTTCCTCTACAATGGTCTTGGTGGAGAAGACGACAACGTGTTCAACGTGGAATTGAACGAAATCAAGCAATTGGTGTTGAAGTTTGGAGATGGAATAACCACCAGGAAACTTACGCCAAACTCCGAATTGTATGTGTTCTACTTGGAGACTCAGGGAATGGAAGGTGGAGTTCAACCATCTGAAGAGGAAATGGAGTTTGAGCACAGTGCAGCAATGCTTGGAATCCCAGATGAACTATACGACAGGTTGTTCCCTGGCTATTCTGGATTGGACAAGCTATCTTGCAAGGTTCTCACTGGTTCCACCTCTGCCATAAAGGAGGAGGATGTGGAGGAAATACGCGAACGCGCTCCACACTGGTTCAAGATGAACAACAGGCTCGTGACAAAGGAGGACTATGAGTTCTTCGTGATGAACGAGCCATCAATCAATGGAATGTTCAACTCAGTGAAGGTAATGAACAACTGGGAGTATGTCTCGACCTTCTATCGTTGGCTCAACCAACTTGGCGTGACGAAGCACGACAATCCAAGGTTCTATCTGAATCCAGCAAGATTCACGAAATATGGTGGAGCGTCCCTATCTGACGCAGTTGATTCCAACAACGTCTATATTTGGTACATCACGAATTTTGGAGACGTGGATGACATCAACTACGACCAAATGGTTCAGAGATGCAAGTCCATGATGATTGACCTCAAGGACATGTGCCACGAACCAGTGTTGATGCCGGCAATCCCAGTGAGATGTGAGATTTCAAGCGTTCCAATTGAGATGGCAGAGAAGTATCTCAAGGCGAATGGTCACACCACTGTCCCACAATATGACGACGCGAAGGGCAATTCAGTTGATGCTTCTTGGGTGGAAGTGCGAATCAACGACGACTATTCCATCTCGTCCTATGAAGTAATGGAGCGCGTTTGCTCCTTGATGACCTACTTCTTCAACGTGAGGAACAGGGAAGTTGGATTTGGCTCGTTCAACACCAACGACATCGTGAATCTAATCATGGAGAAGATTCCTGCTGTGTCTGACATATATACGGTCTACAAGGCAGGGGCAGACGAGAAT